CCCGTCGCGTGGACGACACCGGAGTTACCGGAGTTGTCCGACTTGATCTCCGGCGCCATCGCGGCCATGACCTTGTAGTGGTTGGTCATGCCGCTGGGACTCTGCCACTCGATCGTCTGGACGTCTTCCGCAACCGCCAGCTCCACGACGTCTTCGCTGGGGTCGACCATGACCGCCTCGCCATCTGCCAGCCGCTCGGCACGCCGGACGCGGCCGACTTCCTGGTCGAACTCCTGCATGACTCGTTCGCGCACGGTGAGATTACCGTCACCGTCCGGGTCGACGGCGGACCGGAACTCACGGTACTGCGGTGCCGCAAGGTACATCCAGTAACCGCCGCTGGTGCGGTTGTTCTTGTCCAGCTCGTCCAGCATTGCCACCACGTCGTCACGGATGTTGGACGGCGTGCCCCAGTCCGAACCGGAGTAGGTGATCCGGTCGGGGTGCGTGGTGTAGCCCTGGAGCGTGTAGGTGTCGTCGTGTGCGTCCCGGATCGTCGGCGTCCAGCCCGCAAAGAGCAAGTCCTCGAGCTTCTCGACGACCGCTCTCGTTGCGTCTGCCACGCCGTCCGTCCGGAGGTCGTTACCCATGCGGCGCGACGTCTGCAGCTCCCGGTCCGACACGCGGAAGTCTTTGTGGACGATCGGGATCGGGACACCATTCGTGGCGTACGCGACTCGGTCCTCCTCGGAGCGGCTCTCGCCGTCCATCGAGACTTCGGCTTCGGTGAAGTCTTCACGGTCCTGCCACAAGTCGACCTGCGTCGCCAGTGACAGGCTACGAGTGAGGCCCGCGTTCCGGAGGTCGGAAATACCGACCAGGTCCGCCCGGTAGATCTCGACCATCCGGTCGCTGATCGTCTCCCACTCGTCTTCTTCGAGAGTCGTCGCGTTCGCAGCGATGCGCTTCCGTTCTTCCTCGTTCGAGAGGAAGTAGTCCATGCCGAGCCCGAAGGCGCCGTCAACGGCGTCTACACTCATATTGCCTCCACTTTGAGCCGCACGTGGTCACCCGACGACGCGCCCGAGTTGTCGACCGCTTCGACGGCCTCGAACGAGCCGTTACTGTTGGTGCCCGCGGCTTCGATCGTCCCGTCCGTCCCGGAGGGTGCCATAACGTCGCCCACGCTGACGTTGGCGTCACTGCCCGCGGTCGCGTCACCGCCAGCGATGAGGTTCATGTAGTACCGCTCACCGGGTACCGGACGGCGGACGATGCAGTAGTCACCGTCCGAGTAGTCGTCGTCGATGCCGCGCCCGGTGTCCGCCGACTCGAGAGCAACGAGCGGATCGACCGCGTCGTCACTATTGAGTCGGGTCACCTGCAGCTCGCCAGAACTCTCGGTTCCGGAGAACTCGGCAACGTCACCCGGCGTGACGGTCCCGTCCGCAACGCCGTCCTGCTCGTCGTTGATGATGCCGTGAAGCAGCACCGTGTTCGGGTCCGCCATCTACTCCTCCAGCTCCTGCAGGCGCTCGTTTGCGGACAGCGCCGGCATGCTCGTCGAACTCCCGCTGCCCGCCGATGCGGCAGGCTGCGCGGCAAAGTTCGCCGAACTTGGTTCGTCAGTTACGTCACTGTGCTTGGTCTCGAGGGCTACGTCGGTCGGGAAGTCGTCGAGGACGGCGTCAGTCTCCTCGTAGTCGGAGTTCTGGACGATGTCCTCGGCGAGCTCCCGCTGCCGACGCTCCTCTTCGACGGCCTCGGCCGCCTCGGCCAGTTCGTCGTTCGTGACGAACCGGTCACTGAGCCGGTCTGCGAGTTCGTCGATGTCGTAGCTCTCGTTGAACGACTCGTAGGTCTGCTGGAGGCATTCGTCACCCATACCGTCGAGTGACTCCTCCTCGAACCCGTGCTCGTTCACGAGATGTTCGATCTGTTCTTGTCGTTCCATGTTGCTTGTCGCCTCATTGAACGACGCTGCCGCGGACGCGAATCGAAGGCTGTTAGCCTGTGGGCCAGCAACACAGCCGTCTTCGATCGTGCAGCGGCCCGACTTGTTCGGCAGCAGCGCGAGGTGGTCCGGGCGGATGTTGCCCATGACCTGCTCGCGGTGCGCACCGTCGTACACGCCCGGCTCCAACTTGTCGCCGAAGTAGGACGTGCTGACGGACATCGGCTCGCCGTTCTCGATCCGCTCGACTATGTCGTCAGCCGCGTTGGCAACGTCGATCCAGATCTCGCCTTTCATCTTGTCGTCGACGGCTCGGTTGTTGAAGAGGTAACCGAGCCACGTCTTCTCGGCAACGTCGGGCGAGTTGGCGGACACCAGATTGCCGCTCGCATCTCGAGGATGGTTGAGCGTGACTGGTGTGCCATTCCACGCCGGTGCCGATTTGGCTACGTGCGATTCGGGCACGTAACCGCCATCCAGCCGCATTGCCTGGATCGGCACGACCGGCGCGACAATGAACTCTCGATCCTGGAACGTCTCTCGTCGGACGCTCTCAGTATCGACGTTGTTTAGTACGAGTTCCATTCGTTGTAACCTCGCCGGGTTCAACCGGGTCATCGGTGACAGAGTCCCCGAGCGGCTACACTTTAGACACCGACTCGACGGCTTCGAACTCCTGGATCTCCGATACGAGTTCATTGATGACCGGGTCCTGAGCCACCGGTGCCAGGTACGCTCGGAGTTTCTGCGGCTGCTCGACGACATTGATTACGATTGGAGACTGGTGGAGCTTCGTCTCGATCCGACCGAGCTGAGCCCGTGGCGTTTCCGCAGAGACTGTGATGATGAGGGTTGGAAGCTGCGACAGCTGCTGTTCTTCGCGCTGTCGATCCTCACGCCGTTCTCGATCACGGCCGCGGTCGGTTTCCTCCTTGATCACTGGAATCAGTGTACAACGGCATTGCGGGTGAATCGGCGGCTTCATCGTTACCGTGCTGCTCGTGCCGTCGTATTCCACGGTAATTTCCCGATCCCGCACCTCGTCGATCGGCAGTACTGTGCCTTCGAGTGCCTCGCAGATCACGCACACCCGATCGTCACCGGCCGTCTTGAGCTCTGCCTCGACGGTCACGCTCTCGACACCCATCTGCTCGAACCGCTGCAGTGTGGCTTCCGAGTACGCGTTGATCACCTCCGTTCTCGCGAGAACAGTCGCTCGATGTTTCCCGATCGCATCCACGCGATCAGTGATCTCGCTTGACATCTTGGTCGGGCTCCAACCTTCAATCAGCCCGCGCGTCATCACCTCGGATACTTGTTTTCCGACTTCATCGGTAATGCCCTCTAGCGCGCTGTAGTTCCGCGAGTACAGGAGCTGCGCGGTATCCCGATGCACGGGCGCGTCAAACACAGCATCAACCGCCGCACCTCCGTCCGGCAACGCAGACTCCGCGTGCTCGAGCCCGCGCCTGTATGCGGAATCAATGTACTGGTTGTTGCCACGCGATACCACCTGCAGCACGCCGCTCTGCAGCTGCTGCTGCAGCCAGCGGTCGAACTCCTCGGCCTTCTCCGCATCGGTGTCGAAGCGAAAGACCGGTGGCGGCTCGTTCAGCCGGAGCACGTCTCTCGACTGCACGCCCTCGCGAATGTCCGCATTGAGGCGGCCAAAGGCGCCTCGAAGCCGCTGGGCATACCGTTGCCGCAGTGTCGTCGTCTGTGTCGGGTCTTGACGGTTTGCGGTAACCGACATTATGCCCAGCCTCCTCGCCACTCCTCAGTGCCGAGCACTGCGTCCTTCATGGCGGCACAGAAGTCGTTGTACTGCGGGCCACCCATCTCAGAGCGGCAACCGCGGAACGTGCCGCCCATGCCCGCCCACGCCTTGAGCAGAATCAGCCTCGCCGGCTGCTCGGACTTCCGCCACGACGGCGGGTGTGACCAGTCGTTTGCGGTCGGATTGTCAGCTTTGACTTCCACCTTCGACGGCTCGTCCACCGGGATCTCCGATTTCTCGACGCTCTCGGTGTCGTAAAATCCGAATCCGTCTTCGTGTGCTACAACGTAGATCGTGTCCGCGTCGGGTGCGTCGTCGGGAATGTCGTCCGTCAGTACGTCGACAACGACACCCGGACCGTCCGGCACTTCGACTTCGTCGCCGGCTGCGTACTGGGCATTTGCTGCCGGCGCAGCGTCCCGAATGTGCGCAGTGACGGACTGGTCAGTTGGTTGCCACGGTGTTCGAAGCAAGAACGACAACAGCGGTTGCCACTCGCTAGACGTGTCGGTGCCAAAGACGAACGCATCTGTGTCCGGCTCTGGTGACTCACTCTCAGCCACCAGAAGCCGGTCACCGTACTCGCCGACGACCTTCATTCTCGCACCTCCACGGTGATACCAGCATCTTCAAGCGCGGCTATCAGCTCTTCATTCCGGTCACGGAATGGAAGCACAACCGTATCGATCTCGTCGGTCAGAACTACGTCGAAGCGCAGGTTCGAGGCGAGATTCCGATCGACGAGATC